AAGCTTAGTTGGTACTGCTGTGCCGTCAAACCCGCAGAGCTTGTGAATAACGGCGTCGCCGTCTCGGTCAGAACCTTCCACCACCTGACGCGGGCGCTCAATTCCGAGCCTCCGAATCTGGTACTCTTGGCAATGACGAATGGCCAGTTCTGAGCAAAGATAGAGGTTGAACGCCGGAGATTCAGCCATGAACGGCACCGGCCTAAACACAAACCCTTTCGGCGCAAAATACTTGACCAACGGGCAGGTGGGCTTGACATCAAGCGCGTCATTTGTCGGCACAGCATAAATCGTCTTGTTCTCAAAGATGAACGTAGCCGCTGGATTGTCTGCCGACTCAACCAGCCGGTAGCCATGCAGCATTTTGCTAAACTTGGACTTGACCAGTTTGGACTCGCCGGTTTGCAGCGCGGCGCAGGCAATCAGCTCAGACGCCCGAACATGGAACAGCTTGGTGTTAAATTGGCCGCGAAACGGCCGGCGAATCGTGGAAAACCAATCACGCGCAAGCCGATCAAACTCTGAAACGTTAGGAAGGTTCATGAAAATCCACAGTCTAACAGTCTGCCCAACGAACGCGTGCAGCGCCAAGTGCTTCTACTGCTTCAGCTACACTGACTTCTTTCAGCACAAAGCCGCGGCCACCCACGCCTTCAAGGTGCACGACCAGCTTTCCGTAGAACAAATGACGCAGGCCATGGACCAAGCCTACCCGCTTCTGCGCGACCCCAAGCAGTTTGAAATCTCTGGAGGAGGCGATCCACTGGTCCACCCAAAAATCAAGTGGCTGGTAGACGAAGCCCACAACCGCGGGTTCAGAGTCCAGGTTATCACCAATGCCTTTTACCTGACCGGAGACCTGATCAGGACGCTGTCGCGAATTAACAACGTACGGGTCTCGGTCAACTTCTACGACGAAGAAAGCTTTGTCACGAATCGTGGAGTATCCAAGGATTGGTTCCACCGCGTAACCCACAACATCCGCGAGTATGCCCGACGATGCGCAAACATCTCAGCCAAGATCGTGGTCACCAACGAGAACTATGACAAGGTGCAGAAAATCCGCGACTACTTGACGTCACTTGGGGTCACTACCTTCACGCTGTCGTTGGTTGCCAGTCTCAACCATGACCAAATCCTTGAGCCCAAAAAGTTCTTGGAAGCCCGCGGAAACCAGCCCACCAGCCCAAAGACCAAGATCGTGCGGTGTCTCAACTGTGCCGAAGTCACAGAAGATGAAGGCTTCTTGCCGTACCCAGTGCTCGGGGCTGATGGAAACTTCTACGCCTGTTGCTACTTCGCCTACGACTCGTCCATGGTCATAGGAAATTTGGTCACTGGACTCGAAGCTGCGGTAAAAAACCGCTACAACAAGGGGTTGTGCGGCCAGCTGGTGTCCACGTACAAGTGGTATCTTGAAGAAGTCCGAGCGTTGGGTTACCCAGTAGACCCTAACGTGGACGCGATGACTGCCAGGATGGTCGAGGTCTCAAAGACAGCTCACAGGTTGCCGTAGCAACAGCAGCTGTCATCACACTGATTGCAGTGCGCGTGGCACGGACCGTACTTGTTCGGAGAAGCTGGGATGTAATACGACGTGCCCCCAATGTTGCAAACCACCAGCTCAGTTCCTACAGTGTCACCTGCGCTGTCGAAGTAGTCCGTGTCAACCCAAGATACCCCGCCGTGAGCACGGTTGATGTCGTTCGGCGTAACCCCAAATGACTTGTGAAGGGTCAACTCAGTCCGGCGGTCAAGCGCCAGCTGGTTAATCCGCGCCGCCAAGAGCTTGGCGTTTTCAGACAGCGAAAGCGACAAGTTCGCGTACTCGGCGTTGAGTGCGTCAACGTCAACTTGAAGCCCTGAAACAACGGCTTGGGTGACTAAGTGCGTGTCCATAGATCAAACGTTTCCAGATGAAGACGTCGACGCCGGCACGTACAAAGTGTTCGTATCGAAAATGAACTCAAAAATGTACACACCGACCAGTTCGCCATTCGAGTCTCGGTACCCAGCAGGAAGCGCGTCAGGATTCGCAGGTCCAGCCGGCGCTACCTCAATGTCGATACCTGTATGGTCTAGAACATCTTGGTGTCTCCCCAGAAGCCACCGAAATTGAGTCTCAGCATTTGCAATGGCTTCGTCCATCTTTGCCCGCATGCTTGGAATTTCGGTCGACATCGTGTTGGCGACGCGGGCAGCCAAGGTTTGAACCTCGGCTTCAAGGCCGGACACCCCGGCCTGTGTGACTAGATTCAGGTCGGTCATGCTGGTGTGTTTGTCGTGGACGTTGGAATGTAATAGACCTGGCCACCGACGGTCTGCACCCGCAACGACCGGTAGGACACAATGTCTCCAGAGTCGTCGTAGTACGGGTATGGCCAGAGGGTGAAGTGACCTTCCATCAGGTGCTCTGCCCTGTGGGCGCTAAGCTCTCCCAGTAACGTGGCGTGCGACGCGTTGATGGCCGCCAGCTTGTCGGTGTAGAAAGCGTCAACAGCGTCAGACAACACCCCGAGGTCTCCGCCTGACCCGTCAATCGCGGCTTGAACCTGGGCAAAACCAGTGGCTAGTCCAAATAAGGTCATGAGACGGAGTAGTCCGGCTTCCAACCAAAGAAGCTGATCTCGACGCGCTGTTCGACCGGACCGGTGACAATGACACGCTTCCGAGTTCCGAGTTCAGTTGGGGCAAAGTACAGCGGGGCAGCCGTACCGGTAGAGTGCTGCATGTGCGGAATCGCGTTGAGCGTCACGTCGCTGTACGTCCAGTCGGCGTACGACTCGTGCGCTTTCTGGGGCAGGATAAACTCAGCAGTTCCCTTGAACGTCAACCCCAAGTAGGTGCTCAATACCGACACACGCGGAAGCCCGATGGCCGAGTTCATGCGGTATTCCCGCATTGAAAACACGCCGCCGCTGAGCGAGACCGATGGTGTGCCCACGTAAGCTCCGTTGTTTGCCCCAAGCGTCGCATTGTAGAACGCGTACGTGCCATTGACAAAGTGCTGCTCAATTGGGTAGCCGTATGACGGTCCAAACAACTCAAACCAGTTAGACCCCGCGGTGACAATTGGAGACACGCCCGTCGGAATGTTGTTCAACGCGTAAAACGTGCGGACCAACGACCCTTGAGCGTAGTTGACCAAGTCGCGTGTCACGTAGCTCCCAGAGGAGTTCCACGCCCCGCGCACATTGATGCCCACGGGTCCAGGGGCCCCAGGGGCTCCTGGGGTGCCGCCGGTCGACTCACCGGACTCAGCGACTAAGTCCCAGTAAGCACTGGGTGCGGAAACAGGAGCAGGAGGAGCGTTTCCAATGTTTTGGATCAGGCAGATGTACGAGCACACCCCAGTGCCGGCGTCGTACTTGACAACGTCGTTCACCAAGTAAAGGATGCCTGCTTGCCACAGCCCTCTCCAAACCATCCCTGGAGAGCCTGAAGAACCTGTCGGACCTTGAGTGCCAGGAGCTCCTGGTGTCCCTTGTGGTCCAGGAGGACCTTGAGGACCGACGACGCCCGGGCCAATCAGCCCACCCGCAGTCACGCCAATCGGGCGTAATGTCAACAAGATGCTGCAGACCGTCTCACGGCTGTACAGCCCCATGTTTTGAAGCTGGATGATGAACTCGCCCGCGCCAAAAAATTTCGTGCCTGAGCTGATTTCCGTAACGGTGTTGACCACCTGTGTCACGCCACTGTCACTGCCAAAATCAGGGTTCCACGTGATCCTGAGTTGGATTTCGTTGTTGGTTGACTTGACCGCCGCGTTGAGCACCCGAGCTTCAAATCCTGTGGGAATGCGAAAGTTGGTGACGGTCTCGGTCACCGACGGTGGAATCACAGTGCGCACCGACGGAAGCGGCACGAACTGCTCCTTGTTGTTGACCTGAGCGACCAGTTCGTTGACCTTGCTGGCCAACAAGTTGTCACGCTGGGCTAGCTGCCGGGTTGAGCGCTGCACTGCTGCAGCACCAAACTCGTCATCGGCGGCAAAGTGTTTGACGTCGCCACCCGCCAGGTCTAATCCTGAACCGTCAGGAAGCGATAGAGGTTGGATTGCTTCACTCATGACATTGCCTGTTAAACGATTCGTCCATCAACGCCGTGCTGTTTCGCAAAAGTCCGAAAAATTCGGAACTTCCAGCGCACGGTCTCGCCATAACTAAACTCGCGCTGGCGGCGCTTACACCCGTTTTTTGTCCGCTCAAACCCCATCTTAACCACGCGCGGAGGGCGCTTCAACGGGGTCAACGCCCCGATTCTCCCAATGGCCAGTTTTGAGTTGGTCAAAATTGCGTCTTCAAATGTCTGAACAACCACGCGGTACGCCTTGTGTGCGTCAGCGTATTCAAACCCAGCGGCCACAAATCTGCGTACAAATTCTGCTCGCGGTATCGATGAAAACTTTGTCGGTACAGCCATCTCTTAGAGAACGGTTTAACGGTCGTACTTCATAGAAATCTGGAATGGCTGTGAGCTCAACTTCGAGATAAAAGTGACCCTGATCTCAGCCTGCCTCAAGTTTGGAGCGCGGGTAATTTGAATGGAGTCCAGCGCCACCCGAGGCTCGTAAGTTGCCACAGCCCTCAAGATGTCTTCGCGCACCAGCGCTTCCACGGCGCCGGTGTCGGGTTCAAAAACCACGGTGTGTAAATTGGTGCCAAAGTCCGGGTTCATAACCCGCTCGCCTTTGGCCGTCAACAATATGCCTCTGATCGAAGACTCCAGCACCAAGATGTCTTCTTCAACTTGAAAATTCCACTGCGCCGCGTTTGGATAGCCTGAATCTCTCGGAAGGATGGGACCCACAATAGTTCCAAGGTCACTTGCCGGCTCAGTCTCACCGACCACGTTGACCGTGATGACCTTCTGAGTTTGGTCAAAAACAGGCTCACGGTAATTGCGAGCGCTGATGACGATGATGTAGGTCCCGGCGCTAAACGACCTGACCATGACCGGAATGTTGATCGCGGGCTGAGGCGGAAGCGGAGGCACCGGCGGAGATGCCACAACAATCGGGGTCGCCGACGGCGCATTTGCGCCCAGGTAAACGATTGGCGAGCCGTCTCCCCAGTTCAGCTCAGCGCTGACAAAACGCTGGGCCAACCCCAGGTAGTCGGTCTCAGTGACCTTGAGGTTTTCCAGCGTAAACTTCACTGCTCCTCCGCGGTCAACCCGGAGATTCAACGAAGACGTGGTAACGGCGATGGTGAGCATGCTATCCTACGTATTTCCAGTAAGCAGGCCGACTTTGCGCGGACTCCGTCTTAGCCTCAGCCTTTCCTTCCTTGATCAAGTCCACAGTGCCGACCTTGTCTGGCGAGACTTTTACCGGTGCCGAACCCTCTTGAATGCGCTGCGGCGCCGTGAAGTACGTGGTGGTGCCACGGGACGCCGTCGGCATCCTGAACTGGAATGGGTCTTTTCCGTACGACGACACGATCAGGTCGTAGTCCTTGAACGACGGGGCTTCAAAGACGTCAGCACTCGTCTTGAACCGTGGAATCCGCTTATCTTCGGCAGCGCTCAGCAGGTCAGCGTCGCCGTAAAGTGTGCGTTTAAGGCGGGACACCGCCGCGGCAGCACCAGGGTCGTGCGACAGCCGGTCGGTCACTTCCTTGAGCACCTTGAACGTCGAGTTCGACTGGGACTCCTGTTGTTGGGGTTGGGACTCGGCCGGAAGCGCCGCCAAGAACACGTTCACAACGTCATCAGGAAGATGCAGGTAACGCTTGAAGATTGCGTCAATCCAGGCCTCACGCGGGAGGCTGTATTTTTGCATGATGTCGCCCAGCTTGTCCAGCACGTCAGCCTGGACCGACAGCAGCTCAAGCTTCATCTGGTCTTCCAGCGACCCGATGGGCGCCATCTTCGCGCGAATCTCGAGGTCGTCCAGAGGCTTCCCCTTCAAGACGGCATGAAAGTATCCCAGCCACGTGTAGCCGTTGATGATCGGGCGCCGGATCGTTTTGATCTTGCGCAAAAAGCGCATGTCTTGGGCCAGCAACGACTTGCCGGAAGGCGCCGTGTCTTGGTTGTCCTTCGTGGCACCAAACCACGACTTGGGCATACCGATGATGCTGTAGAAGAGGTCGGTCAACAGTTCGATGTCGTACACATCAGGCACGTTGGCCGTGCCCGCCAGCTTGTCGATGGTGTGCTGGAAGCCGTTTGGCTTGGCCATCCAGAGGATGGTGTCCAAGGCCATGGCGTTGTAGAAGGCGTCGATCTTAGTCGGGTCTGAAAATGCAGACTCACCGGTGCCTTGGCCGAACGACAACTTGGAGCGGAGCGACTGCTTCCACCGATTGACTGTGCGCATCTGCTCGAGCGGAGCTTGGTCTTTGACGTCGATGTTGACCACGTAGCGGTCAGGCTGGACTTGAGCGCGGTGAACCACCATCTGATCCAGCGCCAGGCGCAACTTTTTGTAGATGCCCTGGGCCTCCTCAAAGATAGGCTCGCCGTGCTCAGTCATGCGCAACCGGAACATGCGCCGAAGATGCAGGAAGTCCCATGGGTACCACAGGTGCTCGATCTCCTGGCCGGAGTTTAACGTCACCCGCTGAATGGGCGTGGTGTTATCCGCGCCGACGAACGCATCTTCCTTGCGGGGTTTTCGCAGTGTCCAGCGAAAACCAACGCAGCGCCGGTTGCGCTCCAGCCAGTAGCGTCTCACGTCCATGGGATGAGCAAAGCTCATGCCGACGACCCCGTTTCCAGGCTCATACTCAATCTTCTCAAAGGCATTTCCCATGCCCGCAATGTTGTAGACCTGGGACGGCAAGAAATCCTCGATGCGCACGCGCTGGAGCATCGAGTTAAGCTCGTCCTCGAACGCCGAGTCGTTGCACTCAAACCACAGTGTGCCAGGGCAGTGAGCGTCAGTTTGAAGGGTCTCATGCACAGTCTCAGACAGCGCGGCCGCAATCAAGTCCCACCCGGCCATCTCCTCCCACAGATTCAGCATTGAATCGAAGGAGACTGGCCGCTTCATCATGGAGCTGTAGCGCGACCAGATGTCAACGTCAGCAATCTTGCCGGCATCAGCAAAATCCTGGTACTGGTACTGGAGAGCTTGCGGTGAGGTCGACTTTGGCACGAGCGACCCCGTCGGCGTTCCGGTCGTACCGATCAACCCCAAGTGATGAATGAGTCGTAGTGCAAGTGGTGCAGGCATACTTCAAATCGTTTTCAATCTTAAGAAGAACTTTTCAGTTCTTCTCTCCATGCCAGATGAGCAGACAACAGTCATTGCGTTCCGTGTAGCAGCAAAGGACGCAACGACTCTTGACGAGAGAGCGACCAACAACCGCATTGTTAACGTGCGGTCTGGCAACCAGCTTGCTCGCAAGATCGTGCTTGACTTTCTAAAAGGTCGGCTCATCTATGTTAGTCGCACTGACCAATACCGTGACCCCGCGTTAGACGACTGACCTTTCAATCCGGCCGTCCTTCGGATTCAACCACGCGACAACTTCCATCTCCAGCGGTTTCTCCAGGCACTCTCGTTCGAACATCTTGCAAGGGATCATTATCTTCACCCCGGCGCTGGTCACCTCCACAACCTGGGTCAACTGCGGGTCAAGAGGTTCAGGTTGTTCCGACGAAAAAGCGCGAACCACGCCAGATAGAGAACCCGTCCGGCACTGCTCTTGGAGCCAAAATACCAGCGGGCTCGACGGCGGGACGCTGTCGACGATATGCGTGCCGACCAGCTTTCGAGCTATCTCACTCGCGCGCAAAATCATATTCTAAATACGAATGCGCGGCATCTTGTTTGAACGCGGAAAGTGGCTCAGCGTCTCTCGCGCTAAGATCACGGATACCCGCCTGGAACTCAGGCTTTTGAAGCTTGACGTGGCGACGGTTGGAATCCGCTTCGTCAGCGTCAAATTCGTGGACAAAGGATTCGCGGAAGAAATCCGAAGAATTTGCTCAACCTGGGCGGTGGAGTCCCAGTCGTTCAACCCACAGCCGGTGGTTGGACACCTTGCGCAGGAGATACTGAAAACGGTCTACCGGGCCCAGCTTGTTTCGGAGCCTTTTGAGAAAAGTCCAGGTCCTCCTGCTTCATCGTGAACTCGAAGCCCGTGCACGACACGTGGCCCTCTTCAAACTCAACCACTCGAATGTCGGGCACCCCGATGATTTGCTTGACCTGGGGCAGAACTTCAGGCGGGAGCTTGGTGAACTTGAGCTGGAATTTGAACGACCCCTCCGGGACCCCTTCCTGCTGGCTGTCCAGCACCGCCATGTTGCGAAGGTAGACCATCAAAGCCGGTGCGTTGAACACCCGCAAGACCAGACGGTCGGCAAACGTCTTGGCAAAATAGTCCGTGTCGTCGTCACCTTCCAGCAGGTAAGCCGCGACGAACTGGGCAACATGTTTGGCTGCAGTCACGCTTTAACTACCGTGAGAAGTGCAGCGCAAGCGCCATGCACAGCAGCCGTTTCAGCCACCATACATTCAGCTTCGGCGGCGAACCCAACCACGCTGGGTGGTCGATGTCCACTTCCAAAACGGTCTTGCCGTTTATGTCAAGCTGGTAAACTTGCATGACTAAGTGTTCCCACCGTTAAAGAACAATGTTCAGATTTGAACTCCGTGCACCCATCAAAATTGACTTTCAATTCTTAGTAACATGGTAACTCCCGAAAGTGGGCAGTGGAACATGCTTCCGCGCCCAGTTCCTTATGTGACGGTGTGCATGATTGCATTCGACGAGACTCGCCGATTTCCAATCATGTGGCGAACGGACAAGGTCCGGTCGGCCAAAAATCAGTGGAGCTTGCCCACTGGTCTGCATGAAGCGGGATTCACGCTCGGCGAGCAGGCGGCGAACGAATTGCTTGAAGAACTAGGGCTCACCGCCAAAGCGTCCAAGTGGCAATTCTTGACCACCTACGAAAACATCCTGCCCAAAGACAACTTCCACTGGGTCATCTCCATGGGTACCATCGTCGTGCGGTCACTAGACGAACTGGCCAACAAGGAGCCCGACAAGCACAGCGAGTTCAAGCTCTTGGACCCGTTTGACTTCAACATCGAGGAGCACATCCAGTCATTGTGCATGGGCGTCCCCATGAAGATGGCGCTAACCAAGATGATCCCTCAAATTCGCGCCAATATCCTAACGGAGTTTCCGCGATGAAGGCGCTTGTCTACGGCGACTTGCAGGCCACCGAGGGTTCTGAGCGCTGCTTCCACAACCGGTCTATCTCGCTCCAGCAGTGGCGCGTGCGCAAATTCTATGCCGACCTTCATCGCATCTTTGTGGAACACCGGTGCGACTGCCTGTGGGACTTGGGCGACACCACTGACGACCGCTGCAGCATCCCCATCCCCACGATCGACGTGGTCTTGGAAGGCCTTGCTCGATTTCCGACCCACCCCTGGAACTTGAAGCTCATCGGCAACCACGAGCAGTTTCTTCGGTCCACGTCGGTCCATGTCGGCAAGCTATTCCAAGGTCGGTTCCAGGTCGTTGAAGAGCCAAAAGTCATTCGAGCAGCCGAAGGCACGGTCTACGTGCTGTGCCCGTTTCCATACGAAGATGACCAGCTAGCCGCTTGGATTGAGGCCGTGCTTGAAGACTATCCTGACGACGAGAAAGTGCTGCTGGGGCATTTTCAAGTCATCGGCTGCAAACTAAACAGCGGCGAGTCGAAAGAGGGCGTGCCCAAAGCCCTCTTGAAAGACTTCAAGCTCGGGCTCCTTGGCCACGTGCACAAGCCACAGTCCCTGTTCAAAAACGTCCACTATGTCGGCTCACCATTTCAGCAAGACAAAGGTGAGTCAGGTGAGGCAAAACGCGTAGGCGTGGTGGACATGAACACCCTTGAAGTTACCTGGGTGGAGATGACCGGTTTTCCGCGCTACCAGACCTACACGCTGGTCCAGTTCAACGAACTGGCTGACGCCCAAAGCGAAGACCGCGTTCAGGTCGTCCTCAGAAGCCAAGCCGAAGCCGAGCAATTTTACGCCCACCCGCTGTCAAGCCGCGCGGACCCGGTCTACCAATACAACGTGCAGGCCGAGGCTGTTGAACACCGGAGTGCCGTTGAATCTTGGACCAGAACCAGAAAAGGAGTCATCTTAAAATACTTTGAGCTCTGCCCTCCTAACGAGCGTGGCATCAGCCTACCCACCGACGAGCTTGCCTCACTGGCCGAACACCTAGCCGACGCGGAAGACTAGCGACATTAAAAAGCAATGCTGCGTTGGAATCCACCGTGTGGTTCGTGTGCTTAGGATGTCACGCGGCTTGACCGCACAACATCAACAATAACAAAACATGAACCAACAAAGCCAAATTGGATTCGGCTCGGACGCAACAGTCCTTGCCGGGTATGCTCAGGCCGTGGGCGACCGTCTCGGCGCCTTTGACCTGGTCTTCGAAAACACCGGCGCAAATGACGCCGTCATCACCCTGAAGGAGTACAACGGCTCGACGGCTCCGTCAGGTTATGCCAACCTCGGTGGCCAGGTCGGCTTCACCGTGAAAGCGGGCGGCGGCACCACCACGCGGAGCCTGCGGTTGCTGAACAAGCGCATGGGCTTCTTCGGCTCGGGCAACACCTTGGTGAACATCTCGACTGTCATCCGCAACAAGGCCGACCTTCGCGGGGCGCAGATCGACATCATCGCTACCGGCCGCCGCGGCTGGGGCTATGACCCGGCGTTTGACAGCAAGTCCACGCGGGCCAACTGGGGCGTCCAGCCTGACGACGGTTCCCGGGCCCCGGGTGAAGTCGGCTAAGCTGAACTTCCAACTGTTTCGCAAGCCCGTCCTCGCGGACGGGCTTTTTGTTTGTTCTTCAACGCATGGTATCAAAATTCTTTGGCCCGCGCGTCATTATCACGCCTGTCAGCGAGAAGCACGAAGGACTCATCGTGCTCCCACCTGGAGCTGGACGGCACAACTACATCCTCGGAAGAGTCCTCTACCTCGGCGACGGTAAGGTCGCTGGGAGCGATAAGGTCACCGAGTTTCAAGTCACCGGGGGTGACACCGTGCTCATTCAAACCAACGACTTCATGGTCCAGTCGTGCAGCTTTACCGACCACGCTGGCAACCTGTGCCTGA